TGCTTTAGGTATGTATCCTGCGGCCACCATTGCTGCCACTATCGCTGCAAGTGTCTCTGTTGATATCTGCTTAAAAATTAAAGCAAACACAGAACTGAGAATGACCAAAGAGCCAATTGTCGGCCTCCAGTGCTTAAGTATAATATCAAGCACTTGCCGAAACTTGCTGACTCTTCTTGCCGCCATAGTAGGTCAAACGATTGGTGTAAAATATAGTTGCGCCTCTTTCTTGCGCCTTCTTACAAGTCCGGTTGAAACCTCGCCGCCTGCCCTGTTCCACTTAAGGAACTCAGCTGCAATCTTTGGGTCGTTTGGATTTGCTTTGATGAATCTCAACAGCTGCGATTTAGCAAGGTTAGCTGGACCGAGGTTGAAACAGAAACTTACAAGCGCATCGAACTGATTCTGATTCACCTTTGTAGTGTTCAGCAATCCAATCACGCTGCCCTCGAACTCCTTAAGGTGATCCTTGAGAAGTTGCGCCGCTTGTGCATTGGTGATTGTCTGCCCGAGCTTAACCTTGCTACCGTCTGCGTAGTATGTTGCGCCATATCCAATGGTCGGCACTCCTGCGCTGCATAGGTAGGAAGTTAAACGCAAGCCTTCAAACTCCTGTATGAGTCGGATGCCGTTGTTAGAGGACTTCATATTGCAATTGTATTACGCAGTATTGCATATTAGCATTGACATTGGCTGTAGTAATACCAATATAGCAAGTATTGTTGGTTACTTCTGCGTAAATATCAAGCCCTACAATCTCTGCTAATGATGTTCCATTAACCGACCACTGCATCATTCCAAATAGCTGCTTTGAAATTGTGAAGTTGGATGCCACTGGTAGCGATAATTCAAATGAGCCAGTTGTTTCTAATGCATCCATAGTAATCTCTAACTGAATAGAGCAATTGACTATGCTACCCACTTTGATAAATGTTGCAGAACTAGGTGTTGCAATTATGCCATTCACCTCTCCACTAACTGTCGGAGTATAAGTGCCACTGCTAAACATGTTGCCCACCTCAATCTGCTTGGATGTTCCTTGAGGAGATTGCGATGTGTCGCTTACATCAACGATATAAAGTAAGTCTGCATCAACCGCTGTGGTCAATGTACCTAAGTCTGTAATTTTTACGCCTGCCATTTTATATAGGTTTATATGTTATTAAAGGTAATTGTTTAACCCAATCAATTGAGCATTGTTCAACTTCTTCAATACTGATAATTAAATTACCATCAATATCATTGATTGGATTGAAATAGTTATCAGGTATGAATTGAACTCCAATAAGACTCTGTGCTTGTTCCAATGTGAGTAGGTAAACTTCCATTATACTTGTCTTGCTAAAGTGGTTTGAAATGCTTGTATTGAAGAATATAGTAATGCTGCTTCACCATCCGTTAACCCACTACCGATTGTTGCAAATGCGCATTCTTTTCTTGAATAGAAAGATGTTACTCCATTATTATTTAATGCACCTAAGTAGTAGTTTTGAGCACTCATTGTGCCTGATGCAGTTACACCAGTTGCAATCTTTGTTGAATTTCTCCACCCATTAATCACATTGGATGCCGTTCTATTAGCCATATAAAATGCTCTTGAATCAGTATCCGCAGCAGTAATATAAGCAGTTGATGAGTTAATTCTAAAATATGTAATATTACTTGTTCTAATTTCTAATACTGAACCTTGAGTTGCATTCGCTCCACCAATCTCAACCTCTGTTAAGTTAGAATTAGTCCTTGAGTAATAACTTATGTGATGTGAATTCTGAGATGCGTTTGCACTTGGATTAAAGAATGTATTAGCGAATGAATTAGTACCATTAGGCAATGCGCCATTTAAAGAATGCGTCCAACCTCCACTGAAGCTAAGTCTGAAAGCAGCATTTGTATCAAGTGGATTCTTAAGATTAAATTTTTGTGTAGTTGCCGTTCCACCAACCATCGGATAAATGGCACTACACTTAGCCCACGTTCCGTCTGCTTTCATAGTTGTTACCAATGTACAGATGGCAGATGAAATAGTGGCATCTGTGATGCCTGTCGCAGTTAAGAATGCAACTGCATCCGCATCACCACAACTTGGTGCATACCAATATGGATTTACTAAAAAGCTCATGCGTAGTTACCGATTAACATTACTTTCAATCCTTTCGCTGTTCCATTTCCAATCTGGTCGATGTCGATGGTGATCTCTGCATCGTCTGCAAGAGCAGTGTCGCTGATCACTGGAGGAGTGGCAGCTGTTGTGCTTGTCTTCTCAGTGTTGTCGATTGTCAGCTTAGTGCTTAAGATACTTGTTCCGTTCTCATTGATATCAACAGTGAATATACTACCACTTGCCTGAGCCGTTGTAAGCGAAGCTCTTACCGCTGTAAGTGTGACAGCTCTCGGCATTCTAAAAGTAATCTTTGCCGTTCCAGTAGTCAGCGCAGTGCCCTCATCTGATGCTGCAACAACAAGCTCGAAGGGAGTAGCATAATTACCGCTGCCAAGTATCGATGTCGAGTTGATTGTCTTTATGTTTGTGCCGCTAACCAGTGCATCCTGCTTGCCGTTAAATGTTGTCCAATCAGCTGTGCTTAATGCGCCTCTGTTGCTTGCGCTTGCAGTTGGTAGGTTGAATGTATGCGTATCAGTTGCCGAGTTAATCCCGAAGTCAGTGCCACTTGTACCAGTTGCGAAGTTCTGAACTTGCGCGGTCAAGCCGTTTAATGCGTTTAGCCCTGTGGTAAACGTGGTAATAATTTGACAAAGGTTATTGTCCTCGGTATGCAGCGTAATTGTTCGCCCCGATGTAGTTACGAAAATGCGTATTGCGAGCCTATCAGTTGCAGCCAATACTGTCGAAGGTACTGCAAGGGCGGAAACATACAAATCCACAACCGTGCCGCCCGTAATGGCTTCGGGGTTTGTTGCCCCTGTTGAGATAAGCGTAAAGCTCGCACCATCGTACTTGTAAAGCTCGATGTAAAAGCTTGGGCTTCCACCGCCACTCGATGCGTTAAAGTACGTTTCAAAGTTCCAATTGCCTGAAGGGATTGCCAAAAGATTCGGGTCGCCTGCATCCGTTATGAATTGCGCGATATACCCATTGCCTTGCGCGTTTGTGCGTGTGAAGTTCGTGCCAGCTCCGAGAATCGGCACGCGGCTCATTTCGAAATATTGATTTCCTAAAATCGTCCCTTGACTTATTGAGCCGTTGAGGTAATAGTTAACCGATGCGCCACCGCCACCGCCTAAAGGGAAGTTAGCGAGTGAGCCATCGCCACGAACGTACTGGCTCACAACTCCGTTAGCAGTTATGTCAACACTTGGCGTAGTGGTTGAGTTTGGTACGTTAACGCTGAAGGCAGGGTTTGTAGGGCTTGGTACTGTTGCCGCAACAGATGTAACTGTGCCCGTTGGAATGGCAGGGAATGCAGTCGGTGTTCCAGTGCCATCAAGGTAGTCGGTGTTGGTGCCTGTTGGAACATCGAACTTGCCATCGAAGGTGTTCCAATCTGTGCTGCTTAGATATCCGTCAGTGCTTCCATCTGCTTGGCTTATGCTGATGTCGGGCGTTGCTCCTCCGCTTGATGCGATTGGTGCTGTGCCTGTCACCGATGTAACTCCTCCAACTGCAACAACTGCCCAAACAGCTGCGCCGATTGTGTCATCAGAGCAAAGGTAAACGGTGCCATCATCCAAGCTCCATCGAGAACCGACCACAAAGCCTTTAGTGCTGTCATCAGTTACTTGAGGCACAAAGGTAAAGTTGTGCGTCACATCACGAATGGTGAAGCCATCTTGCTGCATGTAATATAATCGCCCTGCTTCCCACTTTAGCTCATAACTTATGGAGCATATTTGCGCTGTGCCCTTTGCGCCGCCATTGCCTGCATCGGTTGTACCTTTGCGGAAGAATGCGCCGTTATCAAATGAAAGCCCTGCGCTTGCTGTAAATGCAATGTCGTTGGTTGTGCTGTTGCCTAAGTCAGTAACCTCTTGCAATGTTCCAACTGCTCCGCCTCCGCCTGGCACATTAACCTCAACCACTCCAGGCGATGTCAGTGATGCTGTCACTCCGGCACCGGTAAAGTTTAATGTAGTTGTGTTAGTGCTTACGTTTGTGCCTTCTTCTTTGGTGATCAGCGGAGTGCCTCCGCCGCCTCCAACTGCCACCAACGGATCGGCTTCTGTTCCGTTGCCGGTAATGGTAACACCATCAACAGCAACCTCCGTCAAGCAAGGAACGCAAGCAGGAAGATCTGGTAGTGGAATGTCACCTGTTGCGCAGATATCGTAACAGCCATCTTCAGTGCTTGTGATCACTTGAATGTCGAAGTCGACAGTGACACATGCCCATTCATAGTTCGCTGTTAATGTCTTAATCTCGTTGATGTAACCGCTCGGAATTACCTCGTAGTTAATCACTCCGATGCTCTGCTTGAAGAGTGGATCTGTTCCACTTGTAATCTTGTAGATTCTTGAAGCAAGCCAATCTTGAGCATCATCACCATCGCATGGCAGATGGCTCTTGCGGACAACAGCGTAAGCAGTCAGCGGAAAAGATGTGACATACAACTGCTTGCAGCCGCTCATCTTATAGGCATCTGTCTTGGCAACTGTTACCTTGCCACGCTTTGCCCAAAACAATGTTCCTTGCTTTGCATCGAAGTTGGTAACAACCTCCGCCTGCCCATTGCCGATGTAATGCACCCAAGCCTTTTCATTGCCGTTAGCGTTAAGCTCGCAAAGTCCAAACTGCTTGTCGAAGATATTGGCAACTTCAATGCGTTGGTTTAAACGCTCAATGATGGTTCTTAATAAGTTCATGGTTTGCTTATCTGATTTGAGATTTGCTCAACAAGTAAGTCAGCATGTAGCTGCAACATCCTTGCTTGCTCCTCGTCTGTTGGTTGAAATATTGGTCCATAAAGTTTTTGCAATCCTTCTACCTTGCCAGACTCATCTGCTTGAATATAGATTACAACTCCAAATCCTTGTGCAAATACTGAGCTTTGGTCTGTTGCAAATGATCGCTTAAGAAAGCCTGTGAGCTCCAATGGAGGTCTGCCGTTTGCAGCTTTTATCTTTGCGTATGCAGGAGTATATGGCTTAGTCGGTAGCTTCTGCCCTGCTGTGTTAGTTCCTCCGCTTGTGCCAGTTCCAAAGATTCTTATAAACATCTCACGGCGCATGTCGAGAACAGCAAAAGATAGTGGAGTGAAGCCTCCGCTCCATTCTGCAAATAGCCCATCAATCCTTCCGCTGATCTCCTTGGGTGTAGCCATTATGGAAGAGCAGTTACATACTTCATATTTCTTCTGCAATCAAAGCAAGTGTTGTCGCTTGGTAGTCGCATGTTCTGCAACATCGCTGTAAGCTCTTCGCTGTATCTCGTTGCTGCTATGTCTCGCCCTGCAATCATACCATCGTTGGCATCGGCAGTAGCAAATGGTTTGCTTCCAACATTGATGCTCACCGTAGTGTTGACACGCTGATTAGGGCTGACGCTTAGCCCATAGTTATAAATCTCCACCGCCGTTGCATAAGCAAGCGGCATCGCCATCAATCCTCCAATCGAGCACAGCCAAGCTTCTCTGTCGCAGTTGACATTGTAAACCAATGACATCCCCTGCGTGTACTTCTTCGACTTGGAACTAATCACATCATCTCCGCTCACAGTTAACTCAATACCAATAGCATCCACGAATGGACAGATGTGAGCACCTCTTACATTGCCTGAGCAATCGAAGCAGTGACCCTTCTTAGGAATCATCTTGGTGGTATCGTAAAGCGATTCATAAACAAATGCCAGATCCAACTTTCTGCGATTCGCTTTAAAGGTCTTGCCGATGAACTGCTCAACTGCTTCCGATTGGTAGAAGAATGAATCAATCAGCTTCAAGGTGCTCATGTCGTAAACAAAAATCTCGACAGGAGTTGCCATCGTGTAGATGTCAATCTTAAAATTAGATAGGTAGAAGTTGAGAAAGCTTTCGGTGTTTGGGTCGATTGTGACTCTGATTCCTGCATACTTATTTGCACCAAGTGCAACATCGATATTCGCTGCATTGCTTACCACTTGACCGATGCGCTTTGACTCCACAACGGTGTCCGCTTTCATCATTGGTGTTAGCCTTGATAAGATATCAGTCGACATCTTGCGCCAAGCAAATGCTCGCTTAGCTTCAAACAATTCAACTCCGCTGTTGTATTGGTCTGTGATTAGCTGACCGAGTAATGTCTGATTGATGCCTAAGTCATCGATATAAAGTCCAGTAGTTGGCTCCGGTCTGTCGCACCCCTGAAGACCAAGAAGAGATTCGTAGCACATTGGCTTATAATTTTCACAAAGATAA